TATCATAGTTACTACCATTATCTAACATCGAAATACGACTGATTGGACCAAGAGCCGTAGATGATGTGGTTTCATATGTGGTGACTGAGTTCTCAATATTATATGTTGAAACATCAGGTTCTAGAGAAACATTGTAACTGAAGGTAGTCGTTCCAATACCACTGAGTGTATGAACACCATCATATCTGGTTTTTTCTACACTGATTTCCTGATGTGAATTTACATCAGTGTCAATAAAGATTTCTTTTTTAACATTAGTGATGATATCATTATTAATTGGAACAAATTTATACCATAAGTTTGTTGGAACTTCATCAGATACCAATAGAGTTAGATTTGCATCTGAATCGATACCAGGTTGCCCAGAAGTTGTAACTTCAAAAGTAGTTTTGGTTTTAGATGTGTCATACACATTGGTATACTCACTATCACTATACAGTCTTAACTCAAAAGCAGAATAACGAACACCACTGACAACAAAGGAAAGTGATGGATTGGAAAGATCAAATTTGAGTCTGTTGTTCCTCTTTACATACAATGGTGGATTAATCTTGAAAAGAGTACCATTACCAGATGAAACAATATCAATAACTTTTGGTCTATCTTTCGATAGTTGGAACTTCTCTTTTATAAGTTGAATAGAGTTTGTATCATATGGATAGACGTAGTATAACTGATCGTCATCTAAACCATTGATAGATGAAGAACCTTCCCTATAAAGAACTTTATCACCTTTAACAAAATCATGACCTATTATAGTCGCAGTGTTTTTGACAGTATCGGTAGCAGTAATACTCTTAGGATCAAATAAGATTCTTCTAGAAGAATCATCATAAGTAACACTCACTGTTTTAGTATCAGTTGGTTTGACAGAAATGTATACAGTATCAACAACTGAAAGACCGTGTGTTCCAGAAGTTGCAACATTGACTGTAGTTCTAGAGATTCTACCAGTCAATACATCGTCCTTATCTGTAAGGAAACTATGGTAGTCATTAGTGGGAACAGATGTGAAGTAAAGAAGTCCCGAAGTTGTTCCAACTCCAACAAATTGTGCTTCAGTTCCCATACCAATCTTATTGGTGGAAAGACCAATAAAATCTCTACTTATAGGAGCTGTGTAATAAAAATTATATGTGTCTAAGTTCTTGAAGGTAGGAGTGATACCATTCCAAACACCAATAGCAGTTCCACCCTGTCTATTGTAGTAAAGTCTATCATTTACACTCAAACCATGATTTGGGAGATATATTTGTTTGGTAGGAACAAACATCTGGGTAACACCCACACCAGGGTTGGAGAAGGTTATGGTAGAACCAACACCAACAGTGCCAACACCTACAACTTCTTGTGGGTAGAAGTAATATTCCTTATTGATTTTAAGAGCACTGGTTGTTTTCAGAGCACCAACGTTAATACGGAACTTGCGAGGATCCTCAAATAGAATTGTACTGTTGGTATGCGCCAAACCACAGGAGATGCCATCATATTCTCTTCTAACACGAATTCTTCTTGATCTGTCATCAATATTCAGAACTTTTATATTCTCTGTTCCAATACCAAGGATATCATTCTCACGAATGGTTGGATAGTTTAGATCACCGGACACATAGAAGTAAGTGGTAAGACCTGTAACACTTGTAGAACCGACTCCAAGAGTTAATACAAAGTTATCTGTTCTAATACCAAGTCTGGTATTTGTAACTCCAGAGTAACCACTGAAAGTTGTAGATAGTCCAGAGATAGTTACTATATCAGTGTTATTAAATGGAATAGACTGAGTAGAGAAACCAATAAATTGATTCAAATTCTGGATATTTCCAAACTCAATATTATCTAAACCTGTGGTCTCAAAGTTAATGTAATTTACATCAACACCAGCTACTCTCTCTACACGACCTTGTGCGTCAGTTCCACTAGTTCCTTCATTGTTAATCAGAATACGGTCATTGACTTTGTAGAAATTACCTCCAGTAGTAATACCAATACTCTCAATAGATCCTTTAGATATACTAAGAATATCTAGTGATTGATTTTTTTCTTTATCAGAGTTAAACACATAATCATAACCACTATTGTCATCATTAGTATGATATGCAATCGTGTTTCTAAACCACTCACCATTCTCCAGGTTGTAATCACTTTGATTACTCAATACACCGAAGTTAGCGGTATTTGGTTTAGAATAGAATGTATTTCCAATGAAGTAGGGGAATGTAGGTCTTCTATAGTTTTTAAAAGGACCAGTAGAATCAACACTAAAAGTATTCAGAGTTGAGAAATAACAATATCTACCATTTGGATAATCAGGTGTAACACAGAAACGACCATTATGAATATCAAGGTCACCTCTATCCGTGAAGATATAATCTTCAATAAAATATCCGAGGGGGAACAATGATGTTGGTGGTCTATTAGTAGGATTGGTTCTTAGTTCATACCCAGAAATCATCTGAGATATATTACCACCCTGTGGATCAGTAAATCCATAAGGACCATAAATGGGATTACCATCATACGCCCAACCAAGAATAGGTGAGTGATAAGAACTTGTTTTCTCTATACCACCAGCTAGTGTAAGATCAGAGATACCATACTGAGTTTCATCACTGCCAGAGATAACATAAGTGTTAGATCTCAAAGGTCTTGGTGCATAGAGGTGACAGTACTCAAGCGAGTTGTCATCAATACTCTCACTCACAAAACCATCATCAACACCAATATTATCAAAGTCTCTTTCAAAGAGGTTGATATTCCAGTTTCTGATTACAGCTTCAGTTTCGCCATACTTACCCGCAGGTTCTACTTGAATATTGGTCGATCCACTAATATAATCACTACCACCTCTCATAATCTTAACAGAAGTGATTACACCATTCTCAATGATTGGTGTAAGTTTTGCAAATCTACCCTCACCTGTAACAATAAGATTTGGAGAAGAATTATATCCAGATCCACCATCATTTACAATGATATCAACAATTTTTGAATTACTTACAATAGGTGTTAGTTGTGCATCTTTACCACTGTTGAATGCGATATTTGGCTGTCTATTGAAGTTAATGATTTCTGATGACCCATAAGCCACACCATTATTTGTTAGATCAACAGATTGAATTGATCCTCTGAAAAGAGGTTGAACTTTGCACTGGAAGTCTTGGCCTGTGACCGTATTGACACCAATAATGCCGTCAACAGTAACCTCAATGGGAAGATAGTTAAAACTACCATTACCAATAGTAGAGATATCAACTAATATATTTCTATCATAAAAATACTTATTATCAGTCGCACCAGTTCCTACCAAAGATAATGAGAAGTTGTCATCATCTACCTTATTAACATAGTAATTCTCTGTAGTAGAAAGTCCGACAATACCACTAGTTGTTGTGGAGTACTTAATAATCTCACCAGAACTGTAACCGTGGTTGGGAATATTAAAACGATTACTTGCTGTGTTGATTCCAATTACTGGGATCTTTCTTTGATTATTTTTATAACCTTTACCAGGATTTATAATATAGATATCTGATACAATACTTTTATGGTCAACTGCAGTAATAGCCTGGAAACCTGTTCCGAAATCAACAATATCAACGGTATTGATTCCAACTCTTGCGTTGTCCTCTGAAGTATGAAGTTTGATAGTAGAAGTATCTACCAGTTCAACATAATAGAATGTATTGGTTGAAAGACCTGCGATTGGATTGCCATCTTTGGCATCATAGAAAACCTTATCAGCAAGATTAAGTTTATGGAATGTTGAGAAACCAATTAGATTGGCTTCAGTATTAATTCCGATATTAATTGTTGTTGCAGAGAGTCTTGAGTTAAGTTCTGAGTTAAAGTTGAGTGAATGAACGATACTCGTCATGTTCACTCTAGCAATAGCCTCTTCTGTGGGATTACCTCCAGTGATAGTTACTGTGGGAACATTCAGATAGTCAAAACCACGGTCAATTAGGTTTAGACCTACTAGATCTCCTTCGATTGATACAGTCCCTTCTGCACCACTACCATAGTCATCAACGATGCTCAATACAGGAGGATTGATGATATCATATCCCTCACCAGGATTAGTGATTTCAAGAGATCTGAGATCACCATACTTTAAACCTTCGCCAGATTTATAATTAAGAATCTCAACACCATTAATCAAAATACCACTATAACCAGGTTCAGTTAGATAGTTACCAGATTTGTTGTTAGGTGTGAGAACTTCTCTTACAATATTCTGTGGAGAAAGTTTCTTATTATAGAAATCATAATAGATGAACTCATTATTTGATACAGTTCCGAGTAAGGTTACAAATTTCTCAGAAAAGATATCAGATCTAGATCTTGAAAGTTTGATACTTGTAGAATTAATTCTCTTCACATAATAAACATTAGCTTCTATATTCTCAAATTTACTCTCTACTTCAGTTGTAACTGTGATTCCATCAGGGGCAATTGTTGTTGATTTAATTACACCTGGTTTGTAGAAGATGGCATCACCATTTAAAAAACCATGATCTTGATTTGTAGTGAGAACAAGAGTTTCAAGGTCAGCAGAAGATCCAGAAAAAGTGATCTTCTTATCATAAGGATCAGTAAAAATATTTGAGTAGTTAGGAAGTGAATTGGATGCAACTACTACATCACCATCAAACTTCTGATATACATTTTGAATATTAGCAACAAAGTTATTCAGAGTAGGATATTTGCCAGAGTTTCCTTTAAGGAGTTGATTCTCGACTTTGATATATGAAATACTACCAACATTTGCTGCCAGTTTTGCAAGAAAAGTGTTAGCAGATGAAGATCTGATTACAATTCCAGGAAGTTGTAATCCACTATTACTTCTTAGTGTAATCTGATATCCAGGTCTTAGGAAGTGACTATCAAGTAGAGTGATGAAATATGACTTCTCCAGTTCATCAACTAGTTCAATGTCCTCAATATTCCATTCTGTTTTAATATTGGAATACCAGTTCTGAGATCTTTCATCTCCTCTCTCAATACCAAGAGTTTGAATATTGATAGTATCACCTTCACTATAGAAGTATGAATCTTGTTTTAGTTTGAATTCTTTAAGAGTAGAAGTAATACGAACCTGAATTTGATTACTAGTATCAAATCCAACATATGCATATGAATAATCATCTAAACGAATATCTTCTTTTGATGTAAAAGTATCATCAACTCCATAAACATTGAAGAACTGATTAACACTCTTACCAGTATATGCAATCGAAACTATATCCCCTACATTATCCTTGATGATTAACTTACCAGTATCTGGAAAACCAATAGTTGAATCAACATCAAGAATAGTTGAACCAATGCTTACATTGTTCAGAAGTTTTGTTTTAGGATTAACTTTGAACTCACCAAAGATAGAACCACTAACACTAATGTCTCTAGCATATCCAGAGTCAATACTTATTTGATAATACTGTTTGTCACCATAGATAATTGGTTTAACATCAGATACAGAACCTCTAGAGTTTGTAGAGTCCTGGAAGAGAGTAAGATTCTTGAGTTTTAATGGATCACCTAAAACTTGTTCTACAACAAAGTCTTTTTCTACTTTGTAGTCTGCATTAGAAGGTCTAAACAGAAACTCACTCGGTTTGATAACTTCTACTTCTTCACCATACAGAGCTCTGAAGAGAATCTTAAATGATTGATCTGTTCCTTTTGATTTGTAAAAACTATCTACATTGTATAAGAAATTTCTCTGATCTAAATCGGAGAAAAACTGTCTATCATTGAAACCAGGTGCAATCTGATTCTTTAATTTCCTAAAGAACTCTTGGAGGAAAATAACATTCAGATTTTGGATTACTGAATTATCTGTATGTTCTGAAGCTTCTGTTTGATTAAACGTCAGTTGATCTGGTTGGTTACCAGAAACATATGTTGTAATACCACTGAATCCTCTGATACAATTGATAAAGGAGTTATTACTAATCGATTCGTAGTGAATAATTTCTTGGTCAATCTTGATAAGACCATTAGTCTCAGGAAAACCTTCAGTAAAGTTTGTGAGAGATGATGTAGGGATTGTTGTGGCAGTATAATCCAGTGCACCATTCAGTTGAGTAGAAGTCTTAAGGTTGAATAACTCATCAACCTTAACATACTTGTCAATATTTTGAATCAAATCAAGAGTACCACCTTGATACTCTTGTGACTTATAGTATTGCTTTATGAATTCTGGAAGAAGAGGAAAGTCTTCCAAAACATACCTAGGAAATTGACTCTCAACAATATCCTGGAACTGAACTCTATCTACTGCCATTTTCTGATATTAGTAGGAATATGATGAAGTTGAACTTGATGTTGAACTGGAAGGTTGTGATGTAGTTGATGATGTAGTAGTTGATGATGTATTATAATTTGATGATGACGATGATGTAGTGTTAACAGACACCCTAGAACCAATAACCTGTGCTCCAGAATCAGTAGAGTCAGTAGATGTAGAAGAAGAAACTATTGGAGTTCTTCTTACCAAGTTATTTGCGTAACTTGAGGATACGAGATAGTTTGTTCCAGAAACATCACTTCCTGTTGCAATTCTATCTGTTACCATATTTACCTTCATATTAAAGGGGTCTAATTGGAGATACAGATCTTGTAATCCAATAACATCATTTGAATAAGGTGTTGCTGAGATCTCAACCAAGTTAGTTCCACGGAATACATCAGTAGAAATAATATTGATTGGGTTGAGTTTAATCTCACCCTTTAAGTAATCAATAGTTCCAATCGATCTTCTCAGGACCACTGGTTCAGTTGGAGAGTTGAGTTTGAATAAGAAAACAATTCCTGTCTTCAAATCCCCCGAAGGAGTATCACCAAGATAAACAGTGTCTGAGATACCACTAATCTTAAATCCTGAAGAACGAATATTGTATCCAATTTGTCCTTGATGAATACCATGTCCATGATTTACAATCTGGAAACGATTACCAAAACAAATTTCATACTCAGTAAAAGTATTCATTGTAGCCTGAAGATCTCTTCTAATATCTACAGTTGTGATATTAGAAGTAATAGACTCATGACTTTCATCAATGATTTTTTGAAATTTACTGTATTTAAACCTTGCCCCAAACTTATTTAACTCAGTAGAATTGGAGTATAAATTAGAGTTTTGTGTTATTAGACTTGAAACAAAACTACTATTTGGTGCTCTGTTTGAGTTGTAATAAACATTCGAGTTTGTTTCAACATACAGGTACTTAAGATCAATAATCTCAGTTACAATACCTGCTACAGAATACTTACTAATTTGTCTCTTAATATTTTCTTTAATTGTGCTTGAAAGGAATACGCCATTAGTTGGCTTGATGCTCACAAATACCTTACCATATTGTGGAGGTGTGAGTTCTTCACCACCAAAAGCAGAAACAGATTCAGTCTCAGGATAGATGGTAGGAACAATTGCCTCAAAGTCACCAGCAGTAACTGCACGATTCTGTGATGAATAGATTTGTGTAGAGTACTTCTTAATTGATTCCACACTCTCAATAATACTACCACCATAAGATGGTTCATTAACAGTAACTAATGATACTCCACTCGTGATTGCATTATTATTATTATCTCTAAGTGTTCCTGCGTATCTCAGTGAAGTTACTCCATTAGCATTATCACCATCACATGTAATGTAATTGATTTCAATATAGTTTGGTTCTTGTAATGCCACACCAAATGTTCCATCACCAAACATCACTTCATATCTTTCAGAGCCAATCTCTTGAAGGAAGTATACGGGTGAGGATGGTCCTACCTCAAATAAACTATCAAACTGTTTAAAAGTTCTAGTGACAGTTGAAGATTGTGATTCTCTTACACTTACACGAATTAAAGAAGTATCAATACCAACATTAGGTAAAATAAATTTTTGTGTCTTATTGCGTGAAGATACTGTATAAGTTTGTTTTAAGTATGTTCCCTGGAATACATCAATATTGGTAAAGTTTGCAATTCCATCAGAATCAACTGAAACTGTAATATCATTTGGAATTGAGAATGTATATGATTTTTTACCAGATTCGCCAACAATTGCTACAATTCCAGATTTTAAAGTAACAAATGTTGCTGTGGTATTAGATACATCTACTAAGAAAGAAATATTAGCTATAGATGCTTTCCTTGACCTTGGAAGATATCCTACGTTACGTGATAGTGATACAACATTCTCTCTCAATGTTGCACTATCAATGAATACTTCATTCGTCACCATGTTGGCGTTGTATGAAGTAATATAAGTGTTATATGCTAGAGTATCGACTATCGTAGA